CCGAGCAGCGGGAGTTGATCACCGCGACGCAGCAGGCGGGCGCGCGGTACCGGATGCCAGCCGCGCTCGTGCAGAAGCGGCCAGTGCGCGTGGGGCGCGATCCGGAGTATGCGAAGACGGGCGATTCGATCGCCCGCATGCACAAGGGGTACGCCCAGCTGATCGTCAAGCAGGTCGACGCGACCGGCCGCCGATTCTCGGGCTTGGCCACGACGCCGCGCGCGGATCGCGTGGGCGACATCATCGAGCCGGTCGGCGTGCAGTTCAAGAACCCGATGCCGCTCCTGCTCTTTCACGATGCGACCTTTCCGGTCGGCGAGGTCACGTTCGGCCGGCCCACGGCCGAGGGGATTCCGTTCGACGCCGTCGTCCCCGAGGTCAGCGAACCGGGCATCGTCAAGGACTCGACGGACCGCGCCTGGCACCTCGTCAAGTACCGCCTCATCAAGTCCGTCTCCGTGGGGTTCCGAGCGTTCGAACACGCCATGGAACGGATCGCCACCGGGTGGAAGTTTCTCCAGTCCGAGGTGATGGAGCTCTCGCTCGTCGCGATTCCGGCGAATCCGGACGCCCTCATTCACACCGTGAAATCGTTGCCGAGGGTCGCCGCCGCGTCTGGCCAGGCCGCCTCGCGCCCGCACGTCAGCACTCCCAGCGCTTTGGGAACTCCCGCCGGGGCGACCCGACCGGAGCCCGTCATGCGAAAGACCATCCAAGAACAGATCCGCGACTTCGAAGCCACCCGCCACGCGAAAGCCGCCGAGATGACGGCGATCATGGACCTCGCCGCCGAGAGCGGCGAGACACTCGACGAGGCCCAGGGCCAAGCGCACGACACGCTCAAGGCCGAGGTCGCGCAGATCGACACGCATCTCGGACGCCTCCGGGACCAGGAAGCGATCGTCGTGCGATCGGCGCAGACGCCGAACGTCGTGGCGCTCGTCGCCGGCGCGAACGAGTCGCACGCCGCCGCCCGGAGCGGGGGCAGCGAGGTGATTCGGGTGCGGGAGAACGCGCCGCCCGGGATCGGCTTCGCGCGCGTCGTGCTCTGCCGCGCGGCCGCGTTCCTGTCGCAGGGTCAGTACAACCCGGTGGACTTCGCCAAGGCGCGCTATCCGCACGACACGCGCGTCCTGCAATTTCTCAAGGCGGCCGTCCCCGCGGCGACGACCGTGGACGCCGTGTGGGCCGGGCCGCTCGTCGATCCGACCAACCTGCGCGATGAGTTCCTCGAATACCTGCGCCCGGCCACGATCCTCGGCAAGTTCGGCACCGACGGGATCCCCTCGCTGAACCTGGTGCCGTTCAACATCCGGATCAACGGGCAGACCAGCGGCGGCTCGGCGTACTGGGTCGGGGAAGGCGCGCCGAAGCCCTTGACCTCGTTCGCGTTCAACGCGCAGACCCTGGGCTACACCAAGGTCGCGACCATCGCGGTCATCACCAAGGAAACCGCGCGGTTCTCGACGCCCAACGCCGAGGAGCTCGTGCGCAAGGCGCTCAAGGGCGCCATCGTCGAGCGGCTCGATATCGACTTCATCGATCCGACGCAGGCCGCCGTGGTTGGCGTCAACCCCGCGTCGATCACCTACGGCGTCACGCCGCTCGCGCCGTCGGGCACGACCGCCGAGGCGGCGCGCGCCGACATCGCGCGCTTGATCCAGACCTACCTCGATTCGAACCAAAACGTCGCGGGGCTCGCGCTGATCATGCCGAACGCCCAAGCGCTGGGGCTGTCGATGATGCGCAATTCGCTCGGCCAGAAAGAGTTCCCGGATCTGACCATGAACGGCGGGCGGATCGAAGGCCTCCCGGTGATCACGTCGCAGTACGCCGCGAACGCGAGCGGCGCGGGCAACCTGGTGATCGCGGTCAATACCGAGTTCATCCTGCTGGCCGACGACAAGGAAGTCGAGGTCGAAGCGAGCATGGAAGCCTCGCTGCAGATGCTCGATAACCCGACCAACAACTCGGCGACCGCCACGCCGGCGCAGCTGGTCTCGCTCTGGCAGACCAACTCGATCGGCCTCAAGGCTGAGCGGTTCATCAACTGGCAAGTCGCGCGCGCCGGCGCCGTCCAGTACATGGACGACGTCAACTGGGGCGCGAGCGGCAGCCCGGCCTAAACGACGGACGGACCACCGGCGGCGTCCTGGGCCCGGGAGCCGAGGGCGCCGCCGACGTGGAGGGACCCTGATGGCCGACGTGTTCGTCACCGCGCTCGCCGCGTTCGCATATCGCGGCCGGGCCATCCGCGCCGGCGAGCGCGTGGCGATGCGGCCGATCGACGCCGCGGCGGCCGCACAGCGGCGAGACGTCACGCTCGACCGCGGCCGCAACCAGGCGCCGCGCGCCCTCGAGCGTCGCGACCTCGAAGTCGAACGGCCCGCGCCGTCGCTGTCCGACGCGCCGACCTCGGGCACCTCGGACGCGCCGCCGCGACGCCGCGCCTATCGGCGCCGCGACCAGCTCGCGGGCGGGCCAGACGTGGCCGACTAATGGTCAGCATCTTCGGCGTGACGGTCGCGCGCACCACGCGCCTCAACGAGGCGATCCGGCAGAAGGGCCTCCAGCTCGCGGCCGTCGAAGCCGCCAATCGCGGCTGGTTCCCGATCGTGCGCGAGCCGTTTGCCGGCGCCTGGCAACAGAACGTCTCGGTCGAGCTCACCGACGTGCTGACCTTCGCGGCGGTCTACGCCTGCCTCACGCTCATCGCCTCTGACATTGGCAAGACGCGGCTGATGCTCGTCGAGGACGCGGCGCGTCAGGACATTTGGACCGAGACCACGAGCCCCGCGTTCTCCCCGGTGCTGCGCAAGCCCAACCGCTACCAAACGCGGATCCAGTTCCTGCAGACCTGGATCACCTCGAAGTACATCCACGGCAACACCTACGTGATCAAGGAGCGGGATCAGCGCGGGGTCGTCGTCGCGCTCTACGTGCTCGAGCCGACCAAGGTGAAGGTCCTCATCGCCGAGGACGGCGGCGTCTACTACGAGCTCAAGCACGATCGGCTGTCGTCGCTCGACGAGGCCGTGATCGTCGTGCCCGCGCGCGAGATCATCCACGACGTCTGCGTGCCGCTCTATCACCCGCTCGTGGGCGTCTCGCCGATCACGGCCTGCGGCCTGGCCGCCGTGCAGGGGCTCAAGATCCAGGAGACCTCGGCGCTGTTTTTTCAGAACGGGGCCCAGCCGGGCGGCATCATCACCGCGCCCGGCACCATCCCCGTCGCCGTCGCCGAACGCCTCAAGGAACGGTGGGAGACGAAGTACGGCGGCGACAACTCGGGCAAGGTCGCGATCCTGGGCGACGGCCTGACCTACGAGCCGATCCGGATGACCTCCGTCGACGCGCAGCTCATCGAACAGTTGAAGTGGACGGCCGAAAACGTGTGCACGGCCTTCCACGTGCCGCCGTACATGGTGGGCGTGGGCCCGCCGCCCAACTACAACAACATCGAGGCGCTCAATCAGCAGTACTACGCGCAAACGCTCCAGAACCCCATGGAGTCGATCGAGCTCTTGCTCGAAGACGGCCTCGACGTGCCGGACTACTACGGCATCGAGTTCGACCTGCTCGGCTTGATCCGGATGGACACCGCGGCGAAGACGAAGGCCGCCGGCGAGTCGATCAAAGCCGGCATGTCGCCAAACGAAGTCCGGCGCCGGTTTCACAACCTGGGGCCCGTGCGCGGGGGCGAGGTGCCGTACCTGCAGGAGCAGAATTGGCCGATTACGCAGCTCGCCGCGCGCGAGCTCCCGACGCGGCCGCCGACGCCGCCCGTGCCGGCGCTGCCCGCGCCGATCGTCGACGCCGACGAGGGCGACGTCGACGACGACCCCGCCAACGAGCGGGACGTCGAGGCGCGCTTCACCGTCGCGTTCGACGCGCTTCGCACCAAGGCGCTCGGGCCGGTCGCGGGCGCCGCCCCATGACGCGCAAGGACCTCGATCTGCTCGTCCGTGGCGTGGCGCCGGCCTTGGCCCGCTACGTCGGCAACGCGCTCGAGGGCGTCGTGACGCGGGTGCGGGCGCTCGAGGAACGGGCCCCCGTTCCCGGACCGGCGGGTCCGCCCGGTGCGCCGGGCGATCCGGGCCGAGCGGGCGCCGATGGCGCGCCAGGCGCCACCGGGCCGGCCGGCGCGCCAGGCGATCCCGGCGCGCCCGGCCTCGTCGGCCCCGTTGGGCCGCCCGGGCGTGACGGCGCGGAGGGCGCCCCGGGCCGCGACGGCCGGGATGGCCTGCCGGGCGTGCCCGGCCTGGCCGGCGAGAAGGGCCTCGATGGCCGGCACGGCCGCGACGGCGTCGATGGCCAGGACGGCCGCGACGGCGTCGGCTTCGACGATCTCGCCGCGGTCACGTTCGATGTCGATCGCCGGAGTTTCGTGTTCGGGCTCCGTCGCGGCGAGGCCGTGAAGACGTTCGATGTCCCGGTGCCGATGCTGCTGTTCCGCGACGTCTACACCGAGGGCCGGCAGTACCTCGAGGGCGACGTCGTCACCTGGGGCGGCGCGATGTGGTTCGCCAAGCGCGCGACCGTCTCCAAGCCGGGCTACAACGACGTGCAGAAGGATTGGCAACTCGTCGTGAAACGCGGCGGCGACGGCAAGACCGGCGCACCCGGAGCGGCGGGCCCGAAGGGCGACAAGGGCGAGAAGGGCGATCCCGGAAGGTACGGTCACTGATGGCGCTGATCACCTGGACGCAAGCCAAAGACCACCTGCGGCTCTTCGCCGACAGCGAAGAGATCGCGGACGTGCGGCTCAAGATGGAGCAGGCCACCGCGATCGCGATCAAGTTTCTCGACGGTAACGCCGACGCGACATGGACGGACGCGACCAACCCCGCCGAGGACATCGATTTCGCGATCCTGCAGGCGGGGATCCTCGTGATCCTCGGCGATCTCTACTTCAACACCGGCGATCAGCCGGACGATTGGCGCCAGGACCCGCAGACCGGCGTCGTGCTCTCGCCTCGCGCGCGGCGGGTCCTCCATCCGCTGCGCGATCCGGTGTGCGCATGAGTTGTCACACGGTGCCCCGACAGTGGCCAGGTGCGACGGTGGCGTGCATCGCCAGCGGGCCCTCGCTGACGGCGGCGGATGTCGAGGCCGTGCGCGGCACGTGCCGCGTGATCGCCGTCAACGATGCGCATCGGCTCGCGCCGTGGGCGGACGTCCTCTACAGCTCGGACCGGCAGTGGTGGCCGCACTACCAGGGCGTGCCGAGCTTCACCGGCCCGAAGTACGGCCTTGGCAGCGCGGTCGGCAAGCGCAACGCGTTCGCGACGTACCCCGACGTGCAGGTGCTCGAGAACACCGGGGCCGAGGGCCTCGAGCGCGCGCCCACCGGGCTGCGGCATGGCTCGAATTCCGGCTATGCGGCGATCAATCTCGCCGTGCACCTTGGCGCCGCGCGCATTCTCCTGCTCGGCTACACGCTGGGCCGGCTCGCGCCGACGCGCGACGGCGACACGCCCGCGTGTCATTTCTTCGGCGACCATCCGGCGGCGCTCGGCAATCCGCCCGACTGGGTCTTCCCCCGGTGGCGGCGGCTCTTCGCGAGCCTCGTCGCGCCGCTCGCCGAGCTCGGCGTCGAGGTGATCAATTGCACGCCGGGCACCCACTTGCACGTGTTC